CCGGTCAGAGTGTGGGCAGAAGGAGTGGGTCATGTCAGAGTCAGACTTCGAGTTTGAGGATGAAGCACAAGACCAAGCGACACGGAAAGATCCAGTACGCGCCAGAATGCGTGAATTGGAACAACAGGTCAAGGCGTTTGAGGCGAAAGCTAAAGAAGCCGAAGCAGCCACACGCGAGTTGGCGTTTGTTAAAGCAGGAGTTGATCCTGATTCAGCAGCAGCCAAATATTTCGTTAAAGGCTACGACGGTGAGTTGACACCTGAAGCTATCCGTGCAGCAGCCGAAGAAGCAAGTCTCATACCTTCACAGAAAAAAGAAGTGGCTGCTGAACAGCAGGCATGGAATCGGGTGGCTCAGGCCAGTCGTGCGGGCGAGACAAGTGATGCACCGGTGGATTATGTGCAGCGTTTCAATAACGCCAAATCCGCAGAAGAAGTGATGGCTTTAATGGCTCAGGCAAGAGCAGAAGCAGAAAAATACTAATCACTCCCCAGTAGGCGCACTACCTTTTGGGGCTACCCCAAAGGAAACATAGTGGCTATTACACAAGCAAGCTCAGTAGGAATTGACCAGGCGGCGTATGACAGGTTGGCGTATTTCGCCCTCCGTTCAGAACTGTTGTTTGATCAAGCAGCAGATGTTCAAGCAACCAATCAGGCTATGCCTGGTTCGTCGGTGATTTTCACCATTTTCAACGAACTCGCAGCAGCAACATCAACACTCAGCGAAACTGCTGACCTTACCCCTGCAACCATGGGTGATGCAAACGTGACGGTAACTCTTGCAGAATACGGCAACACTGTTGCTACAACTGCAAAACTCCGTGGCACAGCATTCTTGGATGTTGATGCAACAGCAGCAAACTTGATCGGCTACAACGCTGGTCTTTCGATTGACACTGTTGTTCAAGCAGTTTTGGGTGCAGGCACAAACGTGGCTTACGCTACGGGTGGTGCAGCAGTTCCAACAAGCACGGTAACAGTTAAGGCTGATGCAATTTTGACTGCAAACGACATCCGTAAGCAGACAGCAGCGTTGCGTTCAGCAAACGTTGCAACATTCAACGGCTACTACATGGGTTACATTCACCCAGACGTTTCATACGATCTCCGCAAGGAAACCGGTAACGCTGCATGGAATGCACCTCACATCAACGTGGACACCGCAGGTATCTACAATGGCGAAATCGGCACTTTTGAGTCGGTTCGTTTCATTGAGACACCACGCGCACCATTGAATGCCAACGCATCAAACGGCACCAGCACAACTGGAACGATTGACGTTTACAGCACTTTGATCATGGGCCGTCAGGCTTTGGCGAAGGCTTACTCAGCAATCGATGGAAACGGTGTTGTTCCAAAGGTTGTTCGTGGACCTGTAGTTGACTCGCTCATGCGTTTCAATCCAATTGGTTGGTACTGGTTGGGTGGCTACGGTCGCTTCCGCGAAGCCTCGTTGCGTCGTATTGAAGGCGCATCAAGCATTGGTGCAAACGCTTCTTAATTAAGTTGCGTTAGTTACCCCAAAGTGTGGGGCGGCCCAGGTTCCCCTCGACCTCGGTGCCGCCCCACTTTTTGTTTGGTGTATGATGTTTTTGTCGAAAGGTTTGTATGTCTATTTCCAATTATGCAGAGTTAAAAATTCTGGAACACACGACAGGTAAAACTGCGTGGACTATGCCTTCTACGGTGTATGTGAAACTGCATTTGGGTGACCCTGGTGAGGCTGCTACTTCTAATGCGGCTGTTGAGGCGACTCGTAAGGTTGCTGCGTGGGCTACTGCTGCGTCGGGTTCTATTGTGACTTCTGGAACGATTGAGTGGACTAACGTTTCGACTACTGAAACTTATTCGCATTGGTCTTTGTGGGATGCGTCTACTGCTGGTAATGCTTTGTGGTCGGGTGCTTTGGCTACTACGGCGGCTGTGACTGCTGGCGATACTTTTCAAATCACGTCACTTACGTTGACGCTGGACTAGGAAGGTAGCCCTTAGTGGCAACAGGTTTTCCTACTTCTCTTGATGCGTTGACTAATCCGCTTTCTACGGATGCGTTGACGAGTCCTTCTCACGCTGACCAGCATGCGAATGTGAACGATGGTGTTGAGGCGTTGCAGGCTAAGGTTGGTGTGGATGGTTCTGCTGTTTCTACATCATTGGATTACAAGGTTTCTAAGCCGTTGAATAGTGAAGTTTTGGCAGCAATTATACTTATGGATATAGGAGTTTAATATGGCATCAGGTGACAGAGCGGAAGCACGGTTGTGTGCGCCTACACAGTTGGGTACTTCTACAACAACTTTGTTTACGGTGACTACTGGGCATACGTTTGTGGTGAAGCAAATCATTATTGCTAATACGGATACGGTTGACCGTACTGTGACTTTGGCTATTGGTTCGGCGGCTACTGCTGCTAATAGGATTATGTCTTCGTTGCCGATTGGTGCGAATGATGTGATGGTTTGGGATACGGCTCTTGTGTTGTTGACTACTGAAACTTTGCAGGGTTTGTCTGATACTGCGTCGAAGGTGAATGTGACTGTTGTTGGTTGGGATAAGACCAACTAGTTATGGGTTTGTCTTTTGCTTTGGGTTCGTCGGCGTTGTTGCCTGCTGGCTTGGGGTTTCGTAACTTGTTGATTAACGGCGAATTCCGTATCAACCAACGAGGTTACGCATCGGCATCAAACCTTGCTTCAGGTTCATACGGTTTTGACCGTTGGAAATCTAGTTTCACAAACACAACTTTGACTTTTACTTCTGCGTCACAAGGTCAGATAGTTACTATCAACTCTGGTGGTTCTATCAAGCAGATTATTGAACGAGAAAATGTTTCTGCTGGTACATATATTTTGTCTTGGACTGGTACTGCTACTGGCAGGGTGTATAACACTGGTGCTACTCCTCCTTCGTATGCGGCTTCTCCGTTGTTTGTGACGTTGGATGGGTTGGCGAATGTTGATGTTGAGTTCACGGCTTCTGGCGGTACACAGACTTTGTGGAAGCCGCAACTTGAAGCGAATTATCAGGCGACCCCGTTTGAACAACGACCTATCGGTGTAGAACTAGCATTGTGCCAACGGTACTACCAGCGTAGAACTGGTACTGGTTCAACTACATACACATCATTAGGTGGGTTTGGTGCTTTCGGTTCTTCCACTGCCGCCGACTTTGATTTTGTATTGCCGGTTGTCATGAGAGTGGTGCCACATACTCTTGATTATCATTCTGCATCTGGTTTTGTTGGTTCAACAAGCAATGCAAGTTACACATCAACATCTTTGGGAATACAAACGGTTACTGCCACTGCGCAAGTGTTCGCAATAACATTGTCAGGAATGTCAGGAACTGCTGGTCTTGCAGTACGGCTTTTGGTCAACAACAGCACATCAGGTTATTTAGGTTGGAGTGCAGAACTGTAATGTTTTATTTTATTGATATTGAATCATACGGTCAAACCCAACGTCACATTATTCAACGCTTAGAAGATGGTAGTGGGTTGTCTTTCCCTCTTACGGATGACAACCCGAACACGGCTGCGTATCTTGCGTGGGTTGCTGAAGGTAACACCGCAGAAGAATGGAATCCACAATGACTATTTCTGCTACTACACAAGGGCTTCGACCAGGCGTAACAACTTCGTCTAACAGACCTGCAACACCGTTTGAAGGTCAAATGATTTACGAAACCGATACCGATTTAATGCTGGTGTATAACGGGTCCGCTTGGGTTTGTATAACACCCAAATCTTCGCTTGACGAAACAACAAGAACAACATCTAGTACGAGTTATGCAACGCTTACTGGTGCGCCATCGGTTACTTTGCAAACTGGAACAAAGGCGTTAATAACGGTTGCTGGAATGATGAGTCAGGCTGGAGTGGCAGGGTATGCATTTTTAGGTTGCGTTACTTCTGGTGCATCAACTATTGCTTCGTCAAGCACAAAAGCAGCAGCAATCTATTGGGGGTCTGGCGACTTGGGTAACGACAAGACAACATCATTTACATATTTAGAAACTGGTTTGACTGCTGGTTCAAATGTATTTACAATGCAAGTTATGGCTGCTGGTGCAACCCTATACATAAAACAAAAATCGCTCACCGTTGTTGGGATTCCCTGATGCCTCTTAGTTCTGTTGTTGGTGCGCAATCGATTATTAAACCTGGTGTGTGTACGTCGTCTACTCGCCCTGCTTCGCCGTTTGAAGGTCAAATGATTTATGAGACTGATACCGACACACTTCTTGTTTACAACGGTTCTGCTTGGGTTTGCATAACACCAAAATCATCAACCCAAGATGCTTCCGTAAACAACCCTAGTGGTACCGCTTTCGCTGCTTCGGCAGGTTCAGACCCAACCGTTACCGTGCAAACAGGAACCAAAGCATTGGTAACAATTTCTGCTCGTATAAGTTCTGCTGGCAATTATCATTTTGTTGGTTGTGCTGTATCTGGTGCAACAACTGTGGCTGCCGCTGACGCAAACTCTGCGACCATTGGGGCTATTTCAACTGCAACAATGTCATCCGTGACATATCTTTTAACGGGCTTAACTGCTGGTTCAAACATTTTTACTATGCAATACAGATGCAACGTGTCTGCTAGTGGAAGTTACGATTTCCGAAAATTGACTGTAGTTGGGATTCCGTAGGTAGCAAATGGCTACCTCCTATAACCAAACAGGATACACCTACAACCAAATAGGTGCAATCTACAACCAGGCTGCAATCGAACGCACAGCCACAGGTAGTGGTCAAGGAACACAAACAGCCACCCAAAACTTCTTTACCACCCTCACCACCACAGCCACAGGCTCAGGCACAGGGACATCCAACAACACCATTGTTCACGGTGTACTACGCACAGGTTACGGTGCAGGTGGCGCAACCGCATCAGACATCGCCCAATGGAACATCAACCCTGTCAGAACTGCTACAGGTTCGGGCACAGGTGACGGTACCGCTGTCCGTGTAATCGTAAAACTTCGTGCAGCAACAGGGGAAGGCTTAGGAACATCCACTACACTCGGACTTCATGTTGCACCACGAACTGCTACTGGGTCTGGCACAGGCACACAAACAGCCACACGTATCGTCACGGGCATCCGTACAGCAACGGGTTCGGGAACGGGAACGTCAACTACGGTTAGTGCAAGAGCATTATTTAGAACTTGCACAGGAACAGGTTTAGGTAACTCAACAGTCACCTGGGACAAATCACATATCTTCCGTGTCCCATACAACTACCAATACGTTGGCGGATTCTTCAACGACAAAGACGGAGCCAACCGGTTAGGTTCCTACATCAAAACCAATGTTCGAGCAAGAAACCTATACAAACTCACAGACGGCAGCTACACCATTGTTGACCAACGGGATCTAGGACAAGTCAAAAAAGTTTGGTATGGTGGGCGTGACCACTTCTTAACACCAGCAGAACAAGCAGAACTCACAGCAGACGGATTCGGAGCAAGTATTACCTGATGGCCATATTTCGTACACCAACCGACAACTATGTGACACCACTATTAGCCGATTTTGATGTTAAAGGAAATCGTCTGTCCGAAGAACAACGCCTCGCTAACAGACTGGCCCGACATCGCGCCCCTACAGCCCGTGGTCGTAACGTGTTCCAACTTACCGATCTGTCATACACAGAGAACCAGCCGTCAAACATGGCTACCGTTATCAAGGTGTACTACGGTGGGCATGACATTGAGGTGAATGCTGCCGAGGTAGCATCGTTAACAGCAGCAGGATACGGGAGTTATATATCGTGATCAAACATCAAGAGACACATCCAAACCTGGATGTTGAGGGTTGTTTCGGATGCAAAGTTTCAGCAGTCGGATTCAGTGCAGAACTTATGCCCACCCGTACAGGTTCCTCACGGTCGGCAACTATCGCACAAAAGGATCGTGTGCTAGAAAAGGATCTAGACGCATACAAACGATTACGTGACGACGGTATCCAACCAAGAAAAATTGATGGTGCTGCAAACGTGGAAGCGAGAGCAACAGAAAAATGGCAGGCAGAATCAGGGATACTTCCCGACTTTTAAGTGTTGAAGGTGTCAACATCCCGCATATTGGTTACGGGAAAATGGTTCAAGGGTTAAAGACAGCGTTATCGGAAAAGGTAACACTTGATGACCATGCCGAAACCGTAATGTTTGCGTTACGCCCAAATCTAATCACTGGCTGGTTTAATGACCAACGTGTATCGGTGCTAACCATGTGGGAAACAAATTGGTTGCCACCAGAGTTTTATGAATATATGCCGTTAATTGAAACGGTAATTGTTCCATCCATGCACAACTTTGATCTGTTCTCTCAGTTCCACAACAATGTCCACATGATCCCGTTAGGTGTGGATCGTGATACATGGTGCCCATCAGGGGACAAACCCGAAGGCAAGTTCCAAATCATGTGTGGCGGATCAGAGTGGTATCGCAAAGGGTTAGATGTAGTACTGGAGGTGTTTAACAAGTTGCAACTACCTGACGCTGAACTACACATTAAGATTGTGCCACCTCATCTGTCTGCACCAAAGAACCTAGATTATCCAAACGTGATCATCCACCGTGAATGGCTGACCGTTGAACAAGAACGTGATTTAGTGCGATCTATGGATGGGTTTGTATCGGTGTCCCGTGGCGAAGGGTTCGGTCTAATGCCATTACAAGCCATCTCAGCCGGTATCCCAACCATCTTGTCCAACGCTCATGGGCATCGAGAGTTTGCTGATCTAGCCACTCATCGCATACCCACTACCAGTGTCCCTACAGGCAAAGGTGAATGGAAAAACATGGGTGATTGGGATGAACCTGACGCAGACGCACTCGCAGAAGCAATCATAGACCTATACAACAAACGTGACAAGTACCGTCGTCAGGCGGTCCTGACAGCCCCACAAACAGCAGCGTTTAACTGGGACACAGCAGCCGATCAAGTGCTACAGATCGTGCAACCAACCAGCAACAGGTCTACTGGTACATGGAAACCGTTTGAACCTACATGCGAAATTGAGGTATCTAAACGGATACAAGCCACCATCGGTCAACATCATGTGGAACTATTGCCTGGAATAAAACACCGTGTAGTGTTGAATGTTAGAGACGTTCTATCAAAAGCAGGAGTGTTGGCATGAAAAAGACTAAAGCACAGAAAAAGGTTGGAAAAGTTATGACCGAGTTTGGTGCAGGCAAACTGCATTCAGGTTCCAAGAAAGGTCCTGTTGTCAAGTCCCGTAAGCAGGCTGTTGCTATTGCGATGAGCGAAGCCGGAATGAAAATGAAGAAACGTGGAAAGTAAACCTGTTTGGGATCGACCGAACCCTAAAAAAAAGTCAACAAAACTTAGCCCTAAAAAGAAGGCTATGGCTAAAGCATCAGCAAAGAAGGCTGGTCGCCCATATCCCAATCTGATTGACAATATGAAAGCAGCAAAAAAGCGTGGCTGAGAAACTTATCAACGGTTGTCCTCCAGCAACCCAAGACATCACGATCAACTTGAAGAACCGTAAGAGCGCGGTTGATAAAGCAAACTACGGTCCACTTGTACCAATGTTCGCCAACACAGACTTTTGGCGTAAGAAAGCAAACCTATTCAACACCACTGTTGAGATGGCTAAAGAAGCCCGTTGCAAGAACTGTGCTGCGTTTATTCAAACCCCACAAATGAAATCCTGTATTGAAAAAGGTTTAGGCGACGAGCCAGGCAACATGTCTAAGCAAGTGATTGCCAAAGCCAACTTGGGTTACTGCGAAATCTTTGACTTTAAGTGCGCTGGCGACCGTACTTGTGATGCTTGGGTTATGAACGGACCGATTACCCGTGGCTAAAACTGCTGCATGGCAACGCAAAGAGGGTAAGAACCCTGCTGGCGGATTGAACGCTAAAGGTCGTGCATCAGCCAAGGCACAAGGTATGAACCTAAAACCACCTGTATCAGCAAAGCAAGCAGCGAAGTCACCTAAAGCGGCTGCTCGACGTAAATCGTTTTGCGCACGTATGGGTGGCATGCCAGGCCCGTTGAAGGACAGCAAAGGCAAACCTACCCGTAAGGCTTTGGCGTTACGCAAATGGGATTGTTGATGTGTGGTAATCTGTTTTTCTAATTACTTGAAATGAAAGGCAACCAGCATGTCTATGAAGGGCGAAAAATACAAGTCTAAAGGTGCTATGAAAAAGCACGAAAAAGGCGAAAGCAAAAAAGACAAGATGATGGAATACGGCAAGCCTAAAATGAAGGCCAAGAAAAAGAAGTAAATGTCTACTGCTGGTGCGCTTCTAAACCGCGTATCGCGTCAACTGCTGTCTGGAACGATTGAGGAACGGAACAAACTAGCTTCGACCGTTACCTCGTCAAGTACTTCTATCCCCATGTCTTATGACTTGAATGCGCTTCGTGTGGGTGGAGTGTTTGAACTTGACTCAGAACTTCTTTATATTTGGGAAGTTGACACAACAAACAAAACAGTAACCGTTGAACGAGGGTACGCCGACACCACACCAGCAGCACACACCGCTGGTGCTATCGCCATTTTGAACCCACGGTTCCCACAACAACAAATGTTGGATGCGTTAAACCAAGACATTGATGACCTGTCCAGCCCGTTGAACGGTCTGTTTCGTGTTGTGTCAGCAACCGTGGACTACAACGGTTCCGACCGTCAAGTGAACCTCACAGGTGCCACTTCGGTTATTGACATTATTGATGTCCGTTTACGTTACTTGTCGTCAGATTATCCAGTGTTGCGTGGTGCCCGTTTGTCCAGAGGACTGCCTACATCAGATTTTGCTTCTGGTTATGCAGTTACTTTCGATGAGCAATCTATGGCAGGCACTTTAACTGTTCGTTATAAAGCTCCATTTGTTCGTGCTGCTACCGCTACTTCTGATATTCAAACTTCATGTTTGGTTCCTCAAACGATGGAGGACATTTTGGAAATGGGTGTGATGTCACGGATGTTGTCGGTGCGTGAAGTAAAACGTAACTTCATTGAATCACAGGGCGATACTCGTAGATCTGATGAGGTTCCTGCTGGTTCTATTTCTAATTCGTTTACAAACATTTCTCGTTTGCGTCGTGATCGTATTATCGCCGAAGCAGCACGATTGGCTAGACAGTTTCCGCTAACTATCAGGAATTAGCGTGACTGCGCTTCTTGATTTTTCATCTCCGTTTACTGGCGGTGCATCATATTTTACTGGTGTTGGTGCGTCTGTTCTTGTTCCACATGTTTTTCCTGTTGCTATTAACGGTCGCCCATATCTGATTGATTCTAAGTCGGGTGAGTTCAGCCGCCAGTTTGATGATCGTGTCCGTAACTCAACTGATCAATCTACTGAGCCTGGTGAGTCGTCTATTAACTCGCAAGGTTTGTGGCGCAGGTCGCAGTCGTCTTGGCATTATGGTGCTGGTCAAGAGTATTCGGATACCGCTGATGCAGAGCCTTACCGTTTCAATACGTCTAAGGGTGTGGATGTTTGGGAGCGTGGCAAGTTGTCGCTGTTGAAAGACACAGCAATAGCGTATTCGACATCTAACACAAACTTGTATATGGCTAGTGCTGGTGATCGTATTTATGGTTCGGATGGTCAGTCTGTAAAGTACACAACTGATTGGTCAACTTTTGTGACTGTGACTAGCACCAATGCTTCAAACATTTACAGTCTCGCTTCTGACGGTTACAACGTGTTTATCTCTTACGATGACGGTGACATAGACCAAACCAACTCTGGAACATCGGCTGCATCCAACTACATCACCGGTATCGAAGCAGGCAAGATGGCGTATGTCCGCGGCAGATTGATGGTTGCTGGACAGCAAGCAGATAAAAACAAAATTTGGAACATCACCACAGCCCCAGGGTCATCAGCAAACAACCCTGGAACCCTGTTTACCCACCCGAACACCAACTTTAATTGGGTTTCTTTTGCTGGTGGACAAAACCATATTTATTGTGCAGGGTATGCAGGCAACAAATCGTTCGTTTACAAAACAACTATTAGGCCTGACGGCACAGCATTAGATATTCCTACTGTTGCAGCCGAACTCCCACAAGGCGAAATCATCCATGAGATTGACGCATACCTTGGATATGTTCTGATCGGTACAGATTTAGGTATTCGTTTCTGTTCCGCTGACGGTGACGGCAACCTTGTTGTCGGACCGTTGATTGAAATAGGTAAACCAGTTAAATGTTTTGCTGGTATCGGCCAATATGTTTATTTTGGTTACACAAACTATGACAGCGTTTCTACAGGTATCGGTCGAATGGATATTGCTAACCAAGTTGCAACCAACCAGCCTGCCTATGCCACAGATTTGATGGCAACAGGTCAAGGAACAATCTTAGATTTACATGAGTTTGGTGGGAAACCTGTGTTCACTGTTTCAGGTTTGGGTGCGTACCGCCCTCATGCCACCAACCTAGTTGCGTCAGGAACTTTGGAAACAGGGTCGTACCGTTGGGGTGTCATTGACCCTAAACTTGTTCCGAAATGGGATTTGCACACCGAAGCATTAAACGGTTCAGTTGCGGTTGCTATCTCGCCCGACAAACAGGGTTACACGACGGTTGGTACTGCATCCGAGGCAGGTACATCAGCGTCAACGTTTGACGGTTTAGAACCATACATAGTTGATGTTGAAGTTAAGTTAACTCTTACAGCCAAAGCCGGTTTGTTGTTGGGTCCAGTTGTGAACCGTTGGATGGGCCGAGCCTATGCTGCACCGTTCCGTTCAGAGATTTTTTCTGTGCCACTGCTGCTACATAAACGGGTCAATGTGCGTGGTCGAGACTATTTCTTTGATGTTGACGACGAACTAGAACGGTTGCGTCTTTTGGTGTCTGAGCCGTCAGTTATCTCGTATCAAGAAAACACAAGTAAGTACTCTGTTATTGTGGAGAACATCCAATGGAAACCTTTGGATTCGCCTCAATCACCTAACGAGTGGGATTGGGATGGAACGTGTGTCATAATTATGAGAAGTATCAGATAGGAAAACATGGCTGCTGTAACTAGACGACAATATAAAGGTGCTGCTGCATCGACAACGATCACGGCTGGTATCAACTCATCTGCTACTAGTTGTGCTTTGGCTGCTAATACTGGTTGGCCTTCGTCGTCTGGTGTTCCGTTCTATGTGGTTATTGATCCAGGTACTTCTACCGAAGAAAAATGTTCGGCAACTATTGCTGGTACGACCCTCACGTTGACTCGTGGGCAGGATGACACTACGGCTGTTGCTCATAGCGCGAATGCTGTGATCTATCCGGTGTTTAGTGCTGATGAGGCTGATGAGGCAAACTTGTTTGCTTCGACGATGACTACTCGTGGCGATTTGTTGACTATGGGTTCGGGTCCGACTGTTGCTCGTTTGCCGATTGGATCTAATTCAGGTTACGTGTTGAAAACTGATGGTACTGATCCGTCGTGGGGTCAGGTGGCTGCTGCTGGTATTGCTTCTGATGCTGTGACTACTGTAAAGATTCTTGATAGTGCTGTGACTTCCGCAAAGATTGCTGATGCAACGATTGTTCAAGGTGATATTGCATTGACGTTGTTGAAGGCTCTTTGCCCTGTTGGTACTATCAACGCGTACGCTGGTGCTACTGCCCCTACAGGTTGGATTTTGTGTAACGGTACTGCTGTTGTGTCGGGTACCCATCCTGAACTTTATGCGCTTTGTGCTACTACTCCTGACTTGCGTGGGCGTTTTGCGCTAGGTAAAGCAGCATCAGGTACAGGTAGTACTTTGTTGGGTACTGGTGGTTCAACAACTATTACTGAAGCAAACCTGCCAAGTCACACTCACGTAAACACTTTGACCAATAACACTGTGACTACTAGTAGTACTACTTCTACATCACACTCTCATGGAATTAATGATGGTAATACTTATTGGGGAGAAAATGGAACTCTTGATTGGAGTCTTGCTAACGGAAGCAGTATCAGTTTCAAAAGATTTAACGAGTTTGACAGAATAAGTGATGCTGCCAGCGTAGACCATAGCCACAACATAACCTCCAACGTCACTATTTCAAACGGTGCTATTGGTAGTGGCACTGCCTACAATCAGCCCTTTGTTGCTGTGAGTTACATCATTAAACACGACTACGTTTAGAGATGCGGTCTAGCCGCTGGCTGATATTTGCGCCTGTAGCAATCTTGGCGTTGTTCGCACCAACTGCTAACGCTGAACCAGTACAAGGGCTACAAACCACCTACTACACGATTACCGAGATACCGCCAACACGGTCAGACAACATCTATACCGAATGCGGTAGTGAAGTGGAAAACAACATCAACCGTTCCTATGACGGTGAGCCATATCTTGAATGTACCTATGACCTATTCATGGTTCACATGACTGGGGCAATCATTATTCCTGAGCATGAGACCATCGAGTTTTGGTTAGCTTCAGATGACGGTGGCACCATCAAGATAGGTACCCATGAGTGGGGCAACTGGGGCGACCAAGGTTGTACTTGGATGGAGTCAGGTCAGATAGACATTAGTGCAGGCATCCAGCCGCTTGACTTGTGGATGTACGAAAACGGTGGAAATACCTGCATACTTCTTGCTTGGAACATTGATAACACAGGTTGGGCGATTGTGCCTGACGAAGCATTTTTGA